TTATGAAGTTGCACACCAGCACCGTGTACGAGATACAGAACAGCGCATTGAAAAAGATTCGCTTGTATTGCCAGTTAAACAATATTCTGTTTGACGATTTGATTGACTCATTAAGCACTATGAAAGGAACTAAAAAATGAGAAACGAAATTGATATGGTTTTTAGAGTGACAGTCACCTATGATGTACCAGCCTACGGCAACAGTAAAATGGACTGCCAATGTATGGTTGAGAACATGACAATCGAGGACATTCACCGCCACGGCATTATGCAAGAAATTGACATAGGCGATGGGGAAGTCGTTTAATGACTCAATCTAAATTCGTAAAGCACCTACCGTGTGAGCATTGCGGCAGTTCAAATGCCAATGCGCTCTATGACGATGGTCACACCCATTGCTTTAAGTGTGAAACCTACACCGCAAGCAATGGTGAAACAACAACAATGAAGGCAGTTAAACCAATGAACAAGGACATCCAATTTTATGACTCTGCTACTAATTCTAGTATCTCTGACCGTGGTATTACTTCGGCTACTTGCCTGACCTACGGCGTTAAACAAGCCACTGGTAAGCATTATTACCCATTCTATGATGCTGATGGCACACTAGCGGCGGTTAAAACCCGTGATGTAGCAAACAAGCAATTCAGCATTTCCGGTGACTTTAATGGCGCTACGCTGTTCGGACAGCAGTTATTCGCTAAAGCAGGTCGCTACTTGACTATCTGTGAAGGCGAATTAGACGCTATGGCGGCGTATCAGATGCAAGGGTCTAAATATCCTTGCGTTAGCGTTAGAAACGGTGCGGCAGCCGCTTTAAAGGACTGTAAGGCACAGTATGAATGGATTGATTCATTCGAGAACATCGTTATAGCGTTTGACGCTGACGAAGCAGGACAGAAGGCATCACAGGCTGTCGCTGAACTCTTTGGCGGTAAAGTCAAGGTAATGAAACATAAGAAAGGATACAAAGATGCGTGTGATTATTTGGCGAATGGCTCTGGTAAGGAATTTGTTGATTGTTGGTGGGGTGCTGAGGCTTATGTCCCTGATGGAATTATTCAAGGTAACACGCTCTGGGATATGGTCTCAGCTCCTATCGAGAAAGCTGATTGTGATTATCCATACGAAGAACTCAATAAACTCACCTACGGAATCAGGAAAGGTGAGCTGGTCATGGTCACAGCCGGAAGCGGACTTGGAAAGTCTCAGTTTCTTAGAGAAATTGTATGGCACATCCTGTGCAAAACCACTGACAACATCGGACTTATGTTTCTTGAAGAAGGAGTACGCAAAACAGCTCGGTCTTTGATGTCGTTAGCAGTAAACAAACCAATCCATTTACCTGATGTAGAAGTATCACCGGAGGAACTGAAAGATGCTTTTGATAGAACTTTGGGAAGTGACCGTATTTACCTGTTTGACCATTTTGGCAGTACTTCTTTGGAGAATATTGTCAATCGAGTGCGCTACATGGCAAAAGGTCTTGGCTGTGGTTATGTGTTTCTTGACCACCTTAGCATTATCGTTAGCGGCGGTGATGTGGGTGATGAGCGTAAGGCTCTCGACTCCATAATGACTAAGTTGCGGATGCTGGTACAGGAAACAGGAATCAGCCTTATCTGTGTTAGTCACCTTAAACGACCTGAAAGCAAAGGACACGAAGAAGGCGCTGCAACATCATTAGCGCAACTCCGTGGCTCAGGTGCTATTGCACAACTGTCTGACATTGTGATAGGCTTAGAGCGTAACGGACAAGCACAAGATATGATTGAACGCAATACCACATCTGTGCGGGTTCTCAAGAACCGATTTAGCGGTTACACTGGTAATTGTGGTGCATTGTTGTATAATGGCAAAACTGGACGAATGTTAGAAATTAAGGACACACTATGAACAACGACTTAGTAGAAAAAGCACGGCAGTACGCTCGCACAGACGAATACTCTGTCACCCGCAATTACATCAACGCCTTGTGCTTGGAGATTGACCGGCTACGCACACTGAACAAGGATGTCTTTGGTCGCATACAGGACAATCGTGCTATCTATGCGGATGCCGAGCGTTATCGCTGGTTACGCAGTGCATCGTGGGATGTTGATACTAAACTGGTAGCACCGTCTGTCATAGCCTGTAATGGTGATATGTCTGAATGGCGCTGGATGATTGGCGATGAGATTGATGTCGCTGTGGACAAGTTTATTGCGGAGGGAAAATGAGTAAACTATATGAACTTCGTAAAGGCACAAAGTTTCTAGTGATTGACGAGGAAATAAAGTTACCTGTAGCGCACCGTGAAATTGATGTATCCAGTGTGTATACGTTTGACCACATTGATGGGATGTACAGTTTTTGTCTTGATGACAATAAAAAACCTGTACACTTTGCAACTTGGACAGAAGTACAGGAGGTAGAATGAACGCAAATGAACGCAGTCTTGCGGAAGAAATTACCGAAGGATTTGAAGCCTTAGAAAAGATACGACAGCTAGAAGCAGAGAATGCTGAACTCAAAGCTACTGTGCGTAGTTTCTTTCAAGACTTCATTGACGTAAGAGAAGAATCAGACAGTGGTAGAGTGTTTGCACCTATAACAATCAGTAGCTGCAGGTGCATGATGACAGAACCTTTAGCTGAAGTGTTAGCTAAGATGCGTAAGTTATCAGGGAGTGAGAAATGAACAATGAACCAGTAGCGTGGCTGAGCCAAGGCGGTGATGTGTCAAGAAGTGCAGATTACTTTGTAGAAATGGGTTTTACAGACTTGATTCCACTCTATACCCATCCAGTAAAAGAACAAGACACAGACTGTCAGTATTGCAAACAAGGATGTATTCGTTGTGATGCTAGAAAGCAACTAACAGATGAGGAAATACAGCTTTTGATTAACGATGTTCGTGACTATGACATAGACACCCATGATTTGTTTGAGTTTGCTAGAGCAATACTAAAGAAAGCGAGTGAGAAATGAGTGAATACATGGGTTTTTGGTTAGCCAAGGTTGTAGTCGAAATGGCGGTGGCTGCGTTACTTATTGTTATTTTGCTTTCAATATTTTTTATAGGCGGTTGGCTTAAAAGAAAGGCACAAAAGAAATGAAAGACATTGAACTTAGATTTGTAGAACGGGATGAACGTAATCAAGTAGATACCTACACAGCGTTTGTGCGTAAGATAAAGGTATTGCAATACAGGAAGAAATACCAGTCGACTGTTTGGACAGATTGGCAAGATGTTCCATTAGAGGTAGAAGAAGAATGATATGGTATGGAAATGTCCGCCACTGCACTTACCGAACTGGAACAACTTTTGGAAATGGAAAACAGAGATGGTAAAATCACCCTGCATTGGTAAATGTACCTACGACATCACGATTATGAGTTGTAACGATTGCGGTAGAAACAAAGAGGAAATCAGTACTTGGTACAAGATGACCGATGAAGAAAAGTTAAAAGTGTTAGAGCGTATCGCAACTGAAAGGTGTAAAGGAAAATGATTAAGAATGTAAAAGTAGATGGCTTTGTATGGGTTGCCGAGAACGGTGCAGTAGACTACGGTTTTTTCTTTGGTGATGCCGATGAAGCCGTACAATTTAGCACCACACTCAAGCAACTTATTCGAGATACGCTAGAAGCATACAAGGTGTTAGGCACTGATGTTGTAGCGGATTACCATGTTGAAGATTGTCAGCAACTGATTAAGGCACTCAGCAACGCACAGAAGATGATTGAACACGAACTGAAAAGGATTGAAACCAATGCTAGTCAAGATAAATAACCTTATCATAGAAACACAGAATGTCACTTACATCATTGACCGTGATGTCCACATGAACAACGGTAAGTCGTTTACATTGCTTGAGCCGGAGATTCAAGAGTTACTTGCTGCAATGTTTGAAGAACCACGACCAATGCCAGTAGAAGTAACGGAAGAACCGCTTGTAATCAAGAAGAAAACGGTTAAGAAGAAATGAAATGGACCGGTACTATCCTCTGTCTGATTGGCATTGGTTTGACTAGCCTGAACATCTTTCCATTAAACCTGTGGTTTGGTTTGATTGGTAGCGGGTTGTGGGCTTGGTCAGGTGTGCAGCAAAAGGATTATGCCTTGTTTACCGTTGAGTTTGTAGCAGTAGCGATGTACTTAGGAGGCTTGATAAAATTATGCTTATGAACAATGACAAAAGATTTGATATTGACCTAGAGTATGGACAGGTCTTTGAGAAGAAGGTTGCTGATATGTTGCAGCACAGCAAGATAGAAGTAAAGACTGAGCGAGAGAAGTGGAAGTCCACTGGCAACATCGTTATTGAGTTTGAGAGCCGTGGTAAGCCTAGTGGCATCGCTACTACCGAAGCAGAGTACTGGTTTCATAACCTTGCACTAGGTAATGACATTGTGATGACTTTGGTAATCCCGACTAAAATACTCAGGAATTATATTATTCAGACGATGCCAAGGATTGTGAGTGGTGGAGATAACAACACTTCACGATTGTATTTGCTTAATCTGCAAAGTTTAGTTAAAATGATTAACGTATGCGTATAGTCCTTGACATCGAGACCAACAGCACCCACGATAAAATCTGGTGTGTTGTGTGTCGTGACATTGACAAGGATGTTGTCTCTACGTTTGTGCAGCCAGCGTCACTGCAAGACTTTATGAACAACTGCGACAGCATTGTCACACACAATGGTATCTTCTTTGATTTCCCTGTACTCAAGAAAGTTTGGGGAATACAGGTAAAAAAGTCACAGCTAGTTGATACGCTAGTGTTAGCTAGACTGTATGACCCTAGTATCGAAGGCGGACACTCGTTAGAGGCTTGGGGCGAGCGTTTAGGACATTACAAAGCACCGTACAAAAAGATTTGGTCTTGGATGAA